CAAATTGTTAAATTTCCAAAAGGAAGTCCAATTACCAATATTATTAACAGTTTTTCTCAGTATAGAAATAATTTATCATTTCAAGGTGAATTTCAAATAAGTAAGATTCATCATCTTGGTTATAGTAGACAACNCTCGGCAGATAATTGGGTAACTATTATTGATTGTAAAACTCCTGTGGCAGCAGCTTAATTATGGGCATTTCGCAAAAAACCCCTTTTGGCATTTCAGTAAATAATTTTACTAATCGTAAAATAGCTGACTTTCAACAGGGATTAGGTCAGGCTTTGCCTTGCCATGTAGTCAAAGTTGAAGGCGCAATCGTTACCGTTAATTTTGATGTTTTGGATACTGTTAATGGAANTCCAGTAACTTTGCCCCCTGTTACTTGTCCTATTGCTGAAAGTGCTTATGTACGACTTCCTGTACAAATTAATGACACAGGAATTTGCGTATCTGCAAATGCAAGATTAGGCGGTGTTTCTGGGCTTGGAGAAACTATTAATCCTGCTCCATTAACTCAACCTAGTAATCTTGGCGCATTAGTATTTGTTCCTATTGGAAGTAAAAATTGGGCTACTACTGATCCTGTTGATCCAAATGCTTTAAATTTAAACGGTAAAAATGGTGTTGTTCTTAGAGATAGAACTAACGCTTGCGTTATGACTTTGACCCCAACTGGCGTTGTAACCACTATTGGTGGAACTACTTTTACAATTAATGGCACTTCTGTAACCGCAGTTAATGGGGCTTCTACTATTTATATGGATGCTGATTCAATAGATTTTACCTCGCCAAATATTAATCTAAATGGAAATATTGGGCTTAATGGACCATTTGTTCAAACAAATACTGCCCTTGGAACAACTGGATACATTATTGGACCATTGGAAGTCNTTAACAATCTTACTTCAGATGCTANTGTTACTGGCGCAACCGATGTTAAAACTGGTTCAGGAATTAGTCTTAAAACCCATAAACATGGTGGAGTTCAAACAGGTGGTAGTCAAACTACTGTCCCAGTTTAAAAGGAAAAATTATGAGAACTTATGGAAAAACCGATACAGGTCAATGGATAGAAGTAATAGAAACCAGTTATATTTGGTTAGCTACNTTGGCTCAAACTTTGCGACTTAATGAAAAAGAAAGTCCTTTTTATTCAAATTATGGCATTCCAGCGCATGATTCTGTTATGACTCAAATAGCACCTAATATTGCTATTAATAGAACCCAATCCCAATATGCTCCATATTTTGCTAATTTAAGCGTAACTAGGGATTTAAATGCTGCTGATCCAACTTATAATGTTTCAGCAGTATTCCAAAATGGTACAACCTTCCAATCACAGGTGGCAAGCTAATGGCAACTATTACTACTGCTGGCGCAGTTCCAGCAACCCCAACTGAACTAAGAGATGAAGAATTAGCTAATGCTATTGCTTTATCTCCAGGTCTTACTGCAAACCTTCCAGGCTCGCTTATTGAAGATTTATCCAGTACTGCTGCTGGTGCATTAGTTGTTCAAGATGCTGCTTATGTAGATTTGGTAAATAGTATTAGTCCTTATTCGGCTAACAAATTTATTCTATTACAGCTTGGAAATATATATGGAGTTCAAATTGGGGTTGGTTCTAATACTTCTGTTTATGTTACTTTTTCTGGAAACGCTGGATATGTAATTCCTGTTGGATTTACTGTTTCTGATGGTAACTATCAATATACAGTTCAAGATGGTGGGATTATTCAAACTAATGGGCAAAGTACCGCTTTATATTGCTTGGCTACTCAAACAGGTTCTTGGGCTGTTCCAATAGGTACAGTTACTCAAATTATTACTTCTGTTGCATCAGGGTTTACCCTAACTTGCACTAATTTAGTAGCAGGTGTTCCAGGTGCTGATGCTCAACCTTTAGTCGATTATCAAGCTCAAGTTATTCAGGCTGGTCTTGCAGTAGCTCAAGGAATGCCAACTTTTTTAAAAACTCAACTGCAATTAGTTAGCGGTGTTCAATCTCGATTAATAGCTGTTCAACAAGTTAGTTCAAACGAATGGCAAGTTATTGTCGGTGGTGGCGATCCTTATGCAGTAGCTAATGCTATTTTTACAGGCGTATTCGATATTTCTAATTTAGTTGGTTCTACTACTTCTGCTACTGCTATAACTAATGCGTATCCAGCAGTTGTTACAACTAATATAAATCATGAATTTACAACGGGTCAAGTAATACAAATTAATGGCGCAACAGGAATGACTGCTGTTAATGCTAATAATTATGTTGCTATTGTTTTATCTCAAACTACTTTTAGTTTAAATGTGCCTATTTCGACAATAACTTGGGCAACAGGAACTGTAACTGTAACAACTGCTTCTGCTCATGGACTTCCTGTCGGAACAAGTTCAGGAAACATTTATGGTACTAGTCCAATAGAATATAACGGTGCTTATACTTTTACAAAAACAGGTACAACGACCTTTACTTACCCTTTAGTTGCTAACCCTGGAACTGCCTTAATTAAAGGCTATACAGGATATGATAGTGTTTCAAGCGGTACTTATACAGGAAATGGCGTAGTAACTCCTAATTTCCGTAATGTAACAGTTAATATTAATGACTATCCCGATATTTATGCAATTACTTTTGTTAATCCACCACAACAAACAGTAGCAATTAGTTTGACTTGGAATACTAGTTCTTTAAATTTTGTATCTCCTGCTGCGGTAGCTCAATTAGGTAATTCAGCAATAGTTAATTATATTAATAGTATTTATGTTGGTCAGCCAATTAATGTATTTGAATTAGAAAATGTATTTACTGCTGCAATATCTAGTATTGTTCCTACATCTTTGGTTTCTAGAATGGTTTATATAGTAACTATTAATGGAATTGTTACTGTTCCAGGCGCAGGTACTTCTTTAATTTATGGCGATCCTGAAAGCTATTTTGAAACTTCAAGTTCATTAGTAACAATTACTCAAGGATAAGGTATGATTATTAAAAATCTTCCTTCTTATCTTTATCAACAATATAATAATGATCCTGATGTATTAGCATTTTTTGATGCTTATAATACTTCATCGCAAACTAATTTAGATAAAATTAATAATTTAAATTTACCAAATTACACAACTAAAACAGGTCTTTTATTAGATTGGGTAGCATTAGGTATTTATGGACTTATTCGACCTACTTTACCCTATACAGGTGTAATCGCCTCAGGCGTATATAACGAAACAGAATATGATACTAGTATTTACAATGCAAATATTGTTATTACTCCAAGCGGTTTTTATGAAACAACCGATGATCTTTTTAAAAGAATTATTACTTGGAATTTTTACAAAGGCGATGGATACCAGTTTGATATTACTTGGTTAAAAAATCGTATTTATCGGTTTTTAGCTCAACCTAATGGAATTCCAACACCAATACCAAATACTTATGATATAAGCGTAACTTTTGGTTCTGGAAATGTAATTGATATTGATATTTCTTCTGGAGATTTAACGCCTCTTGCTCCAATTTTAGATACAGCCATTAATTCGGGTGCGTTACAAACACCATTTCAGTACACATTTAATGTTACTTATTGACTATAATGATTTGAGTTTATTAAGGGTTTTGCTATGACTATTCTTCAATTCGCTAATAATGCAACTTCTACATTGGCAAGCCCAATAAATAGTATTCAAACCACGATTTTTTTAGCTTCTGGTACAGGTAATTTATTCCCTACCCCAATATTAGGAAAAGCGTTTTATGCCACTATTTATAATACTTCTAGCACTTTAGATGAAATTGTATTAGTTACTGCTAGAAATAACGATACATTAACTGTAGTTAGAGGACAAGATAATACAATAGCGCAAACCTTTACAACTGGTGCTACGATCGGTATGTATCCAACTGCTGCTACTATGAATAATAATATTCAATTAGATCAGCTTCAATTAGGAACTTATACCGCAACCAACGCTGGCGGTACTGCAAATGCTTTAACTGCTTATTTGCCTTCTAATTTAACTTCAATTCCTGATAATTTCAGCATAGTTTTACAAAATTTAGTAACAAATACAGGCGCAGCAACATTACAGTTGACTTTAGGGTCTACTATTTTTTCCGCTTATCCTATTGTTACAGGATACCAAACTCCGCTTGTTGCAGGAAATACTGGTCCAGGCGGTTATCCTTTATATTTAATTTGGTCTAGTATTTTTCAATCCTATGTATTGATAAATCCAACTGCTCCAATTCCCACCTCTTACAATGTATATTATTTTGTGGGTGGTGGTGCTGGCGGTGGCGGTGGTGATACAAGTGCTTATACTGCTGGTCAAGGCGGTGGTGGCGCAGGTGGTTATTTGCAAGGAATTACTACTTTATTACCTTCTACTTCTTACGCTGTAAATATTGGTGCTGGTGGTGCTGCAAATACGAATGGTGGAAATTCAAGTGTATTTACTTTAACTTCCATTGGTGGTGGACATGGTGGTAATTCTTCTGGTAATGGTATTGCTGGTGGTTCTGGTGGTGGCGCAGGTGGTGTAGCTGGTGGTTATGGCAATACAACTGCTGGTGGTGCTGCAACGGTAGGACAAGGTTCTCGTGGTGGTAATAATAATGGTTCTACTGCTGGTATGGGCGGTGGTGGTGCTGGCGCAACAGGTGATGATGGAGTTACTACTGGTTCAGGTACTAATGGTGGAGTTGGTGGAATTCCTACAATTCCAATTGGACTAAGTGTTCCTACTTATTGCGCTGGCGGTGGCGGTGGTGGATTTGATGGCGGTGGTGGCGCAGGTGGAGATGGATTTGCTGGTAGTGGTGGAGCAGGTAATCCTTATGGTGGTACTGCTGGTTCTGGTGGGAATGGTTCAGCTAATTCTGGTTCTGCTGGTGGTGGCGGTGGCGCTGCTGTTGGTGGAACTGGTGGTAATGGCGGTTCAGGTGGTTCTGGAATTGTTTATGTTTCCTATGCTAACGCTACACAAAAAGGCACAGGCGGTACTGTTACTTCTTACTCGTCAGGTGGCACTACTTATTGGGTTCACAAATTTACAAGTTCTGGATACTATGTATCTTAAAAATAAGGAAAAATTATGACAACTAATTATGGTAGTCCAATTACAGGGACTATAGGAAATACTGGAAGTGCTGTTGTAAATGTAACTAATCAATTAACGCCAAATTCTACTGTGGTTCTAAATTCATCTGCTGAAGGTGCTGCTATGGCATTTTCATTAGATGGTGGAACTTTATTTTATGATATAACTCCAACTGGAACGCAAACAGGTCAAATATATTATGTTTTAACTTTTCCTGTTACTAATATTGGATTTTCAGGAGCAGAAGGCGATACTTGGGCAATTTTGTAAAAAATGACAATTCTTCTTTTTGCTAATCAGGCTCAAACTACATTAGCAGCACCTGTAACACCTACAGCTACAACTATCTATGTAGCTGGTGGAACTGCATCTTATTTTCCTGACCCACAAGTGGGCGAGGCATTTAAGCTAACTTTAGTTAATGCAACTAATAATTTAATTGTTGAAATTGTTTTAGTTACTAATGTAACAGGCGATGCTTTAACTGTTGTTAGGGCGCAAGAAGGCACAGTTGCTCAATCTTGGAAGATTGGTGATTTTGCAGTTAATTTAATGACTGCTGGAACTGGCAATGCTTTTGTTCAAATTTATGGAATGGAAAATGGCTATTATTCTGCAGCTTTCCAGAATATGTTTACGGTTACAGGTCAGGTTGATACCTTGCCAGTTAATCTTAATGATTTAGTTAATAAAGAATATGCTGATGCAATAGCACAAGGAATGGTAGCCAAAGCATCATGCGAATGTGCAACCACTTTTTTGGGTGGAAATATTGATCTTTATGGTTTACAAACTATTGATAATTACACAATAGTAGTCAATGATCGAGTTTGTGTAAAAAATCAAGATGATCCTGCTGAAAATGGTATTTATGTAGCATCTGAAACTGCTTGGTTAAGATCAGCAGATATGAGCATTTGGGCAGAAGTACCAAGTGCATTTACCTTTATTCAATATGGAACTATTAATGGCAGTACAGGTTGGGTAGTCATTGCTCCCAAAATTGGTACGATTGATGTTACTCCTATTATTTGGACACAATTTTCTGGTGTAGGTACATCAGGCTATTCAGGATTCTCTGGAATTTCTGGGTATTCAGGAACTAGCGGTTGGTCAGGCGATTCTGGCATATCTGGTTATTCAGGTGACAGTACTTCTGGCTATTCAGGATTTTCTGGCGATAGCGGTATTAGTGGATATAGCGGTCAACAAGGTACATCCATTAATTTATTGGGATCAGTACCTACTCCTGCTGATTTACCACCAACAGGCAATCAAGTTAATGATGCTTACATTGTTATTTCTGATGGTGATTTGTGGGTATGGAATGGTACTGAATGGTTTAACGCTGGTCAAATTGTAGGCTTTTCTGGTTATTCAGGATTTTCTGGTTATAGCGGAATCTCTGGATATAGCGGAGATAGCACATCAGGATATAGCGGAGAAAGCGGTTATAGCGGTATATCTGGTTGGTCTGGGGATAGTGGCATATCTGGTTATTCAGGTAGCGGTGTATCAGGTTATAGTGGCTTTTCTGGGGATTCTGGAATAAGTGGATATAGCGGTTTTAGTGGTATATCAGGATTTAGTGGAATTTCTGGTTGGTCAGGCGATTCTGGAATTAGCGGTTGGTCTGGAGATTCTGGAATTTCAGGTTTTAGCGGAGATTCTGGCATTAGCGGATATTCAGGCGATAGCGGTATTTCAGGATTTTCTGGAGATAGCGGAATTTCGGGCTGGTCTGGTGATTCAGGAATATCAGGTTATTCTGGAACTTCTGGTTACTCAGGTCTTGGATTTACACCTTTAGTTGGTGGACAAAATTGGGCTACAGATGGTTCTCTTATTGGCACAAATGTATATTGGTATGTTCCAGAACCCCCAGGAACAGGCGCATTTGCTGTTGGTAATTACATTCTTTTAGCCGATCAAACAAGCGGATCAACTTATTACTACTATGGTCGCATTACATTAATTCAATACGCTGGTGGATTTGGATTTGCTATTCATGCTGACATTATTGGTGATGGTGGCACTCCAGTTACAGGTTCTTCTAGTTCTTGGATAACAGAACTTACTGGCGAACAAGGAATATCAGGATTTAGCGGTATAAGTGGTTTTAGTGGCGACTCGGGAATATCTGGATTTAGCGGTTATAGTGGAATTTCGGGTTGGTCAGGAGATTCAGGTATAAGCGGTTTTTCGGGCGATAGTGGAATTAGTGGATATTCAGGCGCAAGCGGATTATCTAGTACATATTATTTTTATAAAGCCAACACATTAATAAATAGCGGTGATCCAGGTGCAGATTATTTGCTTTGGAATAACGCATTACAAACTGATTCTACTCAAATTAATGTTAGTAACATAACTGCAAATGGCGTAGACATTAGTGTATTTTTGGCTTTGCTCGCAACAACTGAAGAATTTGTTATACAAGATCAAGGCAATAGTGCTAATTCTCAAACTTGGGTAATTACAGGAACACCAACTAATACTGGAAATTATTTTACTATTCCAGTTTCCTTAATTTCTTCTACTGGTACAGGCACAATACCTGGTTTTATTAATGACCAAGATATTATTTTTGCCATTGCTAATGGTATTAGCGGATTTAGTGGTATTAGCGGATTTTCTGGTTATTCGGGAACTTCTGGATTTAGCGGATATTCTGGCACTTCTGGTTATTCTGGCATTAGCGGATATTCAGGCTTTTCAGGCTATTCAGGGATTTCTGGCGACTCAGGTATTTCTGGATATTCTGGAAGCGGTATAAGTGGTTTTAGTGGAATTTCTGGTTATAGCGGTACATCTGGATATAGTGGAATATCAGGTTATAGCGGATATTCTGGTATTTCGGGTTATAGCGGATCGGGTATTAGTGGTTATAGTGGCATTTCTGGATATAGTGGAATTTCTGGATACTCTGGAATAAGTGGATATTCAGGTATATCGGGTTACTCAGGATCGGGAATATCAGGCTACTCTGGTTCTGGAATTAGTGGATATAGTGGATTTTCTGGCTATAGTGGAATTAGTGGTTACTCTGGTATTTCAGGGTATTCAGGTGGTGTAGGCGCAGGTGGCACGATTGGTAATTGGGGTTCTTTTTGGGATACCACTACACAAACTACTACAATTAATACCGCTACTCCAATTACTTTTAATTCTTATGATCCTAACAATACTGGCACTTCTATTGGAAGCCCAACTTCAAGAATATATGTAGCTAACGCAGGAACTTACAGCTTTACATTTTCTATTCAATATACCAATCACAGTACTGCATTAGGTTCTACACAAACTTGGATAAAGTTAAATGGAGTTAATGTTCCTGATAGCAATACACACTTTGATGTGCCAGATAAACAAGGAAGCGCATTTTCTTCTGAAGTATTAACAATCAATTATGTATTCAATGTAAACGCTACTGACTATGTAGAGTTGTATTGGGATACAACCAATGCAAGCGTATATTTAGAAGCGCTTCCTGGTAATGGAACTTATCCAGAAACTCCATCGGTTATTTTTACTGTAACGCAAGTAATGTATGGGCAATCAGGATATAGCGGAATAAGTGGTTACTCTGGAATATCGGGTTATAGCGGGATTTCAGGATATAGCGGTAAATCGGGTTATTCTGGTTCAGGTATTTCTGGTTATTCAGGCATTAGCGGATACTCTGGAATTAGTGGCTATAGTGGTGGCACAGGAACAAATGGAACATCAGGCTACTCTGGATATTCAGGTGGAACAGGTTCTAATGGCACTAGTGGTTACTCTGGTATATCAGGGTATTCAGGTACTTCTGGTTACTCAGGGATTAGTGGATATTCTGGTTCAGGTGTAAGTGGTTATTCTGGTACTTCTGGGTATAGTGGTTTTAGTGGTTATTCTGGAATATCGGGTTATTCTGGCTCTGGAATATCTGGCTATTCTGGTATTTCTGGTTACTCTGGAATATCGGGCTACTCTGGTTCTGGAATTAGTGGTTATTCAGGTTCTGGCATAAGCGGATATAGTGGTACATCAGGGTATAGCGGTAACTCTGGATACTCGGGCGCAGGTTCTGTAATTCCTACAACTGCTACTAGTAGTAATGCTACCTTTTACCCTGTATTTAATAGCTCGACTTCAGGCACTTTTAGTACCGCAAATGTTAATGCTAACCTTAAAACTAACCCATCTACAGGCGATTTAACTGCACCACAAATGGTGGCAAGTAATGGTCTTGTGATTAATGCTACAACTAATACTACTAGTTATACTTTAGCAACTGGACAAAACGCTATGAGTGTTGGACCATTTACAGTAGCTAGTGGAACTACAATTACTGTTTCAACAGGTCAAAGGTGGATTATTCTATGAGTTCTATTGTTGTTTCAGGAGATACTAGCGGAGCAGTTACCTTAGCTGTTCCTGTTGTAGCGGGTACTAATACAGTAACTATTGCAGCGCAAACAGGTACGCTTAATGCGGCTGGCCCTGCGTTTAGTGCATATACAAGCGGTACTGGCGCAACCATTGGTACTGGCGCAACTAAAGTAACTTTTGACGCAGAAGAATTTGACACAAATAGTAACTTTGCTTCAAGTCGGTTTACTCCAACTGTGGCTGGATATTATCAAGTAAATGCTCAAACTCAACCAAATGCTTCTTATACTGGTGGTTATATTTCTATTTATAAAAATGGCTCTGTATATAAATATGGAACTTATATAAATGCGGCTGTTGCTTTTGGAGGTTTTACGGTTTCTACTTTAGTTTATTGCAATGGAAGCACAGATTATCTTGAAGTTTATGCTGCATTTACAACATCACAAGCAACTGGCACAGGAATTGCGTTTAGTTATTTTAATGGTTGTTTAGTGAGGGGCGCATAATGGCATACGGTCAGGTAAATGCTGATTTAATAACCGATTCAAATGGTGGTAGGTTTTCACCCATATCTTCAGTATTCCGTAACCGAATTATTAACGGAAACATGACAATCGACCAGCGTAATGCTGGTGCTTCTATAACAAATAACGGAACTAATGCACAGTTCCCTGTTGATAGATTTGTTATAATTGGGTCTGTTGCTTCTAAATATAGCGCACAGCAAAATGCTGGCTCTGTAACTCCTCCAACAGGTTTTGTTAATTATTTAGGAATGACTTCACTTTCAGCTTATTCA